GGCGGCGGGCGGCTCGGCCAACATCACGCTGGAAGCCTACGCGGGCGGCACCCAGGTCATCCATCGCCGCGCCAACGGGACGGCGGGGGCACCGCTCGCCATCGCCTCTGGCGACGCGCTCATGTCATTCCGCACGGCGGGATACAACGGCACCGCCTGGACGCTCGAACAGATCGGGGTCTCGGTGTTCGCGGAGGAAGCCTGGACGGCGACCGCGAACGGGCGTCGGACTTCGCTGTGGACTGTGCCAAACGGAACCACGGCGCACCTGGAGCGGCTGCGGATCGACCACTCTGGCATCGTCATGATCGGCCAGACCGCTCCCATTGGGACGGCGCTGCTACAGGTCAACGGCGGTTTGAGCCTGACCAATGGCGACGCCACGTTGTTTCGCGATCCGACCGCGCCGCTGCACGCGGTGCCGTTGCAGTATCTGACGGCGAACTATCTGACACAAACGCAGGGCGACACGCGTTGGGTCAACGTGACCGGCGACACGATGAGCGGCGTGTTGAACGTCAACGCCTCGATCAACGTCAATCAGGCCGGATCATCATTCACGATCTACCCTGGCACTGGACCGGGCGCGTGGAACGGCATCACCCAGTCCAATGATACGGCGTTGATCTTCACACGAGGCGCGGTGGATACGGGCGCGCTTACGTTGACGACGTGGGGCAACGTGCCGTTGGGCATACGCATCGACGCACCGGCTGGCACCATCGCGATGACCGCCGCCAACGAACTCACTGTCAGCCACGATCCAACCGCGCCTCTTGGGATCGCCACGAAGCAGTATGTCGATAACAACACGATCAGCATCAGCGGAGGTGACACGCGCTGGGTCAACGTGACCGGCGACAACATGACCGGCCCGTTGAACATTTCGCACCCCGACGGTCAGTCCCAGTTGATGCTCCGGGGCTCCACCAAAGGCGTTCGGATGAACTCCGGCCCTGACTATTTCATGATCGAGGGGGTCGATAATACCGGAGTAACAAGCTACCAGCCGCTCTGGCTGGGCGGCTCACAGATCGGTCTGGCCGCGCCGGTCGTGGTCATGAACAGTCAGTCCGTCACGCTTGGCCGGGACCCCGGCAGCGCGATGGAAGCGGTGCCGCTGCAATACCTGACGAACAACTACTCAACCAACACACAGGGCGATGCCCGGTGGGTCAACGTGACCGGCGACACGATCACCGGCCATCTGACCGTTGACAACGGCATATGGAACCGGGGCGAGTTTCTGTTCACGCAGCAGAACACCGGGCCACTGCCATCCGTCGGCGGCGGTTATCTGACATGGAATACCGACGGCGCGGGCGATGTCGCGTTCGTCAACGGCTGCAACTGGATTCCGGCTGGTTTCTCTTGGTATAACGTGCTCAGCCCGAGCGGCTGGAAACGCACGATGTTCCTGCGGTTCGACGGCGTTCTAAGTTTGAGTGGGCCAGGGGTCGTTTACACTCTGGGCGGTGCCGGAACGAACGTCATGGGCTTTTCATGGGGCGGTGACAACGCCATCCATGGATGGGTAGACGGCAACGAGGTTGGCGTTCTGGCCACGCAATACTGGGTCAGCCAGAACAGTGTCACGCAGGCGGCGGGTGACACGCGCTGGGTGAACATCACTGGCGACACCATGACCGGTGATCTGACCGTCAACACGAGCATCAACGTCGGTACGTCGGTGGGCACATCTGGCGTTGTCTATGTGAATTCACGCAAAGTCGATGTAGCGGGCGGCATCACGCAGGGCGCGGCTGGTTATAGCTGGCTGATTGGTAGCATCCAGCGTTGGCACATGGGCGTCTCAAACTATCCAGATGAGGATGGCACAGACAGAGGCGTCGATCTCGTGTTGCACCGTTACGGTGACACGGGTGGTTATCTCGGCTCCTCAATAGCCATGGAGCGTAAGACAGGCCGGTTCTTCACGCATGGCGGTCTAAGTCCACAGAACCTCGGCATCGACTTCGGTGGCGCGGTCGCCAGCGTGCCGTGGGACCTGACGAAGCATATCAGTTTTCATTACGCGGGTTACGGTCAGTCGGTCACCAGTTTCCGCATGAACCATGTGGCGGCGGGTGACGCCCGGCACTACTTCGTTATTGGCACGACCGACGCCGCGTCCATCCACCCCACCGGGATTTCTTACGACGGCCTGCCGAACGGCGGGCACACGACCGGCATCACATGGTTTCCCGACAACACGGCTCACCTGTTCATAGACGGCGGCGATCAGGGTGCGCTCGCCATGAAGGGCGCGCTCCCTGTCGTCTACACGAACCCGCCGCCGATGGACGGCGCGGGCAGCGCCGGATCAAATGTCTGGTATTATGCCCAAGGCGATCACGTCCATCCGACGCAGTTTCAGACCGCCCTTCTGGACGCCAACACCAGCCGCGTGGTGGGCGTCGGCGAAATAACCGCCCACGGGCTGTATATGTGGGGCTCACCGACTGGTCCGGTGACCCTGACCATGCCCGTCGCCACGGTCCCCACGAAGATATGGGCGGCGATGAACATCACCAACCAGCCGATAACCCTCGCGGGGGCGAGCGGCGGCACGATCACGGTGCAGGCGGGGGGTAACCAGACGGTCTGGACCGACGGCGGCGGTGTCTACCCGGTGAACACCACGACGGTGACCCCGGCGGCGGCGAGCAACGACGACGCGGTCGCGAACACGCGCTGGGTCAACGCCAACTTCATCACGCCAGTAGCCGGTGACGCTCGCTGGGTGAACGTCGGCGGCGACACGATGACCGGACGGCTCACGATCAACTACGGCGTGGACCCGCTTTACATCACGGTGCCAAATAACAATTGGGCGCGCACGTTCTACACTGTCACCGGCACGCGAACCTGGGGGGCGGGGCTTGAGCCAGGGGGTCATTACGTCGTCACCGACGAGGGCGTCCCGGCGGTTCGGTTTCGTATCGACACTAACGGGAACGCGGCGTTCTACAATGCGCTCAATGTCGCGACGGACCTTACCGTCCACGGCGCCATCGACCTTGACAACGGCTACATTGGCGCTGATCCAAACGACCGGTCGCGCGGCATCACCCTCTACGGCCCAAGGGTCGGCCTGGGTTATGGGTTCCTCGTCACAAGCTACACGCTCAACTACACAACCCAGAACACCACCGACGCACATGACTTTTATACCGGTGGCAACCTGTTGTTCCGCGTCAAGGGCGGCGACAGGGTCACATCTTACCTGCCTGTTTACGCCAGGAACACCGTCCAGATAGACGGCGCGTCTGGCGCGTCGTCGGTCCTTGTTCTCAACAATGGTGGCGGTGGCGGTGTCAACGATGCCATGGGATACAACAACGGCTCGTTGCGTTGGATCATGCGGCTGGGCGGCAGCAATGACCAGAGTGGCGATCCGATCACCGGGACCGGCGGATCGGCATTCGCGATATTCGCTTACCGTAATGATGGCGCCTTCCTTGGCCAGCCGTTCTACATCACGCGTTCCGCGACCGGCGGCGACACCACGATCAACGGCTACGGCTACGTCGCCAACGCTCCAAATGGGGCGTATGGCATCGTCAACCTGGGGTATCTCCAGGCGAACTACTACACGCCCGCGCAGCAGGACGGGCGGTATCTCAAACTCACGGGCGGCGATCTGAGCGGCACGTTGAACGTGACGCCACAGATCAACGTCAATTATGCCGGAACCGCTGTCTCGTTGCTGCCTGGGGCGGGGTCGGGTGCGTATAACGCCATCGTGCAGACCAACGACGCTTTGATCGTCGCCAGTCGATACGCACCGGACACGGGCGCGATCACCATCGCGCCATGGAGCAACTCCGCGCTAGGCATCCGCATCGACGGGTTGGCGCACACAATCGCGATGACCGCGCAGAGCGGCGTGAGGATGTCTGTTCCTGACGGGTCTTCAATCGCGCTCCTCATCAATGGAAACACCAAGGGCGTTCGTTTCAGAATTGACGGGGCCGGATCATATATTGAAGGAGTAGACAACACCGGAAACGCTTCGTATCAGCCGCTGTATTTTGGTGGATCGTCAGTCAGTATCAGTTCAACGCTCGCCGTTTCTGGTCAGGCGACGTTCCAGAACGGCATCTACATGAATAACTTCGTGGGTGCATCGAACGACGTGACCCATGGCCTCAATATGTATGGCGGGGCCTACGGGCTGGCGATCTCGGGCGGACGGATGAATGTCGTCGGCGGTTCGGTCTACATGGTCAGCAGTTCAAACACTGACTGGGCGCACTTCGATGATGGCGGTATGTCGTTGCACGTCGGTGACGCGTGGCTGGCGCGTGATCCTACTCAACCCATGCACGCGACAACGAAACAATACGTGGACGCGAAGTTCGTCGCGATAACCGGTGGCGATTACGTCAAGAAGACCGGCGACACCATGACCGGCGCGCTCCAGGTCGGGACGGGCGTGGGTTATTCCAGGCTGGACCTGGGTAGCGCCACCAACAGCGGCCACCTCGGGTTTCACACGCCCGACGGTACGCGACACGGCTATATCGGCAACGCCACCGCGACGACCGTGGAGTTCGCGGTCGACGCGGGGATGACTCAACTGGCCCTGGTCGCGCCGACCGTCTACATGAGTGGTGTCGCGAGCGTTACCAGCGGCATCATCTACCGTAGCCTGTCCGCCAACGTCATCGGCTTTGGCTGGGACGGTCCCAACGGGGCTCTGAACTACTTCATTGATAATTCGTTCCAGGGAACAATAGCCTCGCGGGCCTGGGTCCAGGGTAATTATTATACCACTCCCGCCGCTGACGGGCGCTATCTTTACAAAGCGGGGGATACCTGCACGGGCGCGCTTACCGTGAACGGCTACTTCACCTGCGCCGATATCATGACCATCAGCGGTCGCGTGTATGTCGCCAACAACCCCAACTACTGGATGGGCCGTCAGTCATCCGACGGCGTTTGGATGATCATCGACAACACCGTCGGCATCCTGACGCTAACCCACACCGGAATTTTGTCGATACCCGGAACGGCGTCCGTCTCGGGGGCGGGCATGTATTATAAGAACCTGGGTCCGGTGGCCAGCCACGCGTTCTACTTCGACGGCCTCACCGGCGTGTGGGGCCGGGTCGATGGCAACTATTTGACCGACTACGCGGTGGGGTCCTGGAGCGACCGGAGACTTAAACAGGACATCGCACCCTCGACGTTTGACTGTCTCGCGGCGATCAACGCGATACCACTGAAACAGTATCGCTGGCGGAAACCGTCCGAGCCCCGAACCGTCGAGGGGAACACGCGGGAGGTGGACGACACCATCATCATCCCGGTCGGGCTGATCGCCCAGGAAGTCGGTGAAGTCTACCCCGTCGGCGCGCGTCCGGGGCTGAACGGCCCGGAAGGCGAGGGCTACTGGCAACTCAACGATCAGGCGCTCATCGCGGCCCTGATCGGTTCCGTGCGACAACTGACGGCGCGTCTCGAAACACTTGAACAGAGGATACACTGATGGCCGCTCTTATCATTCCGACCAATACGACTTTCGGCAGCATGACCAACCAGACCGTGGGCAGGCTGCTCGGCCTGAACACCACCATGGCGCGGCTGCAGGATGCCCTGGCCACGGCTTCGGCTGGTTACGTCGGTACTCCCGGCACCCAGTACGAGGCGGGTAATATGACGACGCCAGGTAACATGTTCGTGCAGAACAATTTCGGCATCGTTCCCGACGGCGTCACGCCGGGCAAAAACGGTACCGACTACGAGTTCGCGATGAACACCCTGGCCGGTCATTGGACCACGTTCTGGACCGCCGCCGAGGCCGCTATCAATCAGTTGGATAACGGCTCGTCGTCAATGTAATTACGGGAGTAAAATCATGAGTGGAACACAGCCGCAACAAGACATCACGACCCTGATGGCCATGGTGACGATGCCCATCTCGCGCTGGAACCAGGTCCTGGAAGTGCTGGGCCAGCAGCCCTGGCGCGAGATCAACCCGGCCATCATCGACATTCATCGTCAGTTACAGGACGCGGTGAACGCGCAGACCGGCCAGGGCAACGGCATGTCCACGCTGCGACAGATGAAAGAAACGCAGTCATGACGGATATGTCCATCCCGGAGTTCCATTTTAATCCGGTAGTAAACGATCCCGACGCGGTCCCCTTGCTGGGACCGACTCCGATGCCGATGGTGGCGGGATCTTCCGAGTGGATGCGCGCGCCCGCCTGTCCGAACACGGCGCAGGATTGCCGTATCACCGTGACGAGGCAGGCCGTGCGGAATCCGATCCCCTCGGCCGTGAATTCCGGTGACGGCGTGGCGCGACCGGTTCTGTACGTGCAGTCGTTGCCGCGTGGGGCCTGCTCCGTGTGCGGGCTCGCGTGGGACATAGCCGGGGGGCCTCCGGGTCCGAACGAAATACCGTTCGTGCCCGATCCGGTGCCTCCTTTCCCGTATACTCCCGCAACCTGACGGGGCACGCTTATGTCGGGGTCGCTCACCTACAGTTCCGCCATTGGACAATTCGTCATCGGGTTCAGCCCGATAGAGGGCGTGTTCGGCATGCCCGCGCCGACCGGCGGCGACGTGGAGCGGCTCTACGACAACATCCAGACCATGCTTCCGGCGATCACCTTGCCGGTGATCGAGATGGAGTTGTGGAACACGGTTCAGGAGTTCTGCATCCGGAGCACTTACTTCCGTAGTAAAATTCATTGGGAGATGGGGCCGGGCGTCAGCACGGTGGATTTCAATCCGTTCAACGCCGACATGAGCGTGGTGTGGGTTTTGTACACGCACGGATTGACCCATTGGGAGATCAACCCGCCAGCGCAACTGGTGGATTTCCTGCCGCCCTTGGCGGGCCGTTCGGGCTGGGCCCTGGTGGCGTTGCGTCCTCTCCGGTTCGACGTGGTCAAGCTGGGCGCGATCCCGGAATTGTTCACCACCTGGTTTGAAACCATGCTGGACGGGACCCTGGCGCGGCTCTACGCCATGCCCGCCAAGCCCTGGTCCGCGCCGCAACTGGCGCAATATCACGGTCAGCGGTACCGCCAGGGTATGGGGCGCGCGCGAGACATCGCCGAGCGGTTACACTCTCATCAGCAATCGCCCCGCAGGACGTATCCTTATTTCGCGCACGGCAGGAGAAAACAATGACACTGCAAGCGCGGGTATATAAAGAACCGCCGGACATCACGCGCATCGTCGTGGACATGGCGTGGTGGCTGGACGTGAACGAGATCATTACCCAGATCGTTTCGTCCGAGGTCATCCAGGGCATGTCGGGCTGGTCGGAAGCCCCCTATCCGCCGCCCGACAGTCCGCCGCCGTATGATCCCACGCCGTTGATACTGCGCGAGGTGTTGCTGGACGCGACGCACAGGCAGCTGATCATCTTCGTCGAGTTCGGCACGTCCGGCGTGGCCTATACGCTGCAATTCATATTGGACGGTTCGACGAACCGCCGCATCACGTTCGAGGTCGGTGTCCAGGTCACGGGCGTGCCGCCGGAACAACCCATGCCGTTGCCGCCGCCACCATCCGGGGGAGCGGGGCAGCAGCCGGGTGACCGGTATCTGAACATCCTGGGCGGCATGATGGAGGGGGAACTCTATCTCTTCCATGATCCGCTTTATCCGACCGAGGCGGCGACCAAGGCTTACGTGGATGGCGTGGTGGCCGGGGCGGCGCCCGGCGGATCGTTCATGCCAATCTCGGGCGGCACGTTCACCGGCCCGGTGCACATGGGCAGCAGCTTGCTCACCCTGTCCCAGGCCACGCCAGTGGGTCAGTTCGAAGCCGTCGCCAAATGGTACGTGGACAGCAAAGCCGCCAACGCTGGCGTAACGATGTTCAATACCCGCGTGGGCGCGATCACGCTGGTCACCAAGGACGTCACCGACGCGGGCGGCGCGCCCGTGGCCAGCCCCACGTTCACGGGCACCCCCGCCGCGCCCACGGCGGCACCCGGCACGCAGACGACACAACTCGCCACCACGGCGTTCGTCACGTCCGCCATCGTCGCGTCCACCACGGGGGTAAGCACCTTCAATGGCCGCTCTGGCGCGGTCACGTTTCTCTCCGCTGATATCTCATCCGTGGGCGGCGCTCTCCTCTCCTCGCCCACGTTCTCGGGCAACCCAACCGCTCCCACGCCCGCGCCGGGAGACAACGACACATCCATCGCCACCACGGCGTTCGTCACCGACGCCGTGAACACGGTCTCCACCAAGGGCGTGGTGTCGTTCAACACCCGCGTGGGCGCGGTCACGCTGACGACCCAGGACGTCATCGACGTGGGTGGCGCGCCGCTGGCCAATCCGACGTTCACGGGCGTTCCGGCGGGCCCCACGGCGGCGCCCGGCACGCAGACGACACAATTCGCCACCACGGAGTTCGTCACGTCGGCCGTCGTCGCGTCCACTACCGGAGTAAGCACCTTCAATGGCCGCTCTGGCGCGGTCACGCTGACGACTCAGGATGTCACCGACGTTGGCGGCGCGCTCGTGGCCAGCCCCACGTTCACGGGCATACCAGCCGCGCCCACGGCACCGGCTAATACGGACACGACACAACTCGCGACCACGGCTTTCGTCAAACAGGCCATGGCCATAACTGGCAGCTATCTGCCTTTGACGGGTGGGACGTTATCTGGGGGTTTGAATATCAGTTACGCCACGCCCCGGTTCTTCCTGAACAACACGGCTGGCGCGGTGGACAGCCGGGCTTATGATTTTTCCATCGTGAACCATGAACTGATCGGGCGGGCGATCAGCGACAACGGAGTCCTGGTCAGGCCGTGGATCACGGTGACGCGCTATCCTGGGTCCGAGGTGCTGCTGGAGAAAGTCACGTTCGGCGCGGGTGTCCACGCACCGACGATTTTCGCGGACACCGACGTGGTCGTGGGCCGTAACCTGACCTGTCAGGCCATGAACAACTCGACGGGCAAGTTCATCGTCAATGACAACAACGGTTATTATCTGGCGCGCGATCCGGCCAATAGGACATGGGAGTTCGTCGAAGCCAGCGTCGCCACGTTCAGGATTGGTCCGACGGGCGACGCCCAGGCCGCCCAAAGCATGCAGGCGGGAGCGGGTTTCTATCCAGGCCCGGACACGAACTTCCGGATTTTCTCCGGGTCCGGTCTCTACCTGATCCAATACACCCCGCAGTATAACTGGTATTTCACCACCGCCATTAATGCTCTCACGTACGCCTCGGGCGGCGGCACCAACTGGCAGTTCAACGGCTCCGACTGGAGTTCGGTCAACTTCGCCGGGGCGGTCGGCGGGCTGGGTTCTTTCGTGACGGTATCGGACGAACGCAGCAAGCGCGATATCACGGATGCTCAGCACGGTCTGGCCACCATCCTGGGCATCAGACCGATTGTGTTCCATCGTTGGAACCCGGCGACCAAAGTTCGCGCCGAGCGGCCCGAGATCGGTTTCTCCGCGCAACAGATCAGAACGGTTTTACCGGAAGCGGTGACAGACATGGACCCGCCGGACGCCGCGTGGAGAGATCTGGTCGGTGACGGCAAGATAATGGGCGTTCGCACTGATCCCATCGTCGCCGCGCTGGTGAACGCGGTGCGAGAGTTGCAGGAGCAGATTCACCAACTAAGGAGCCGCAAATGAGCAAGATCGGGAGCACGTAAATGCCTACTTTCGCGGTATCCGGTACCAGTTTTTTAGAGAAAGGCGCGACCTTCGGTTCGTTGCCGACTACCGGTGGCACGCTAACCGGACCGCTGACCATTGGCGCGGCACCAGGTAACGCGCTGACGATCACGCCTGGCGCGGCGGCGGCGAACACCATCGAGTTCGCTCAGAGCGGCACTGGCGGCATGACGTTCCTGGGCCAGGTGAATATCGGACCGGTTGGCACCAGCAGTCCGATAGCCCTCACCGCTGGTTCGTCATTCTCTAGCCCGGCCACGATTGGCGTTGTCGGTGCCGGATTGAGGTTCACCTGCAATGTCGGCTTCAACAGCTTTCCACCCCCGGCGAAACCAACCGTGGCAGGATCAAGGGGCGGTAACGCCGCGCTGGCGTCCTTGTTGACCGCGCTGGCCAGTTACGGCCTCGTAACCGACTCCTCGACCGCTTAGGAAAACGTGAGAGTAACAGGAGAGCAGCATGTCTAAAACCGGACCGAAGAACGTCAATCCAAGTTCGAAAGGAAGCTCGCCCACGCATGGCGTGGCGGGTGGGCCGGGGCACAGTTTCGCCCAGCAACCCTTCGCCGGTCCCACGTCGTCGGGCCAGCCGAGTTCGATGAAGAAAGCCCTGGCGAAGAAGTCACCCAAGGGGTTGGCCACCGGCTTCCCTGGTAAAGTCCGCTGAAAGGATAAACGCCATGCCCAGCTTCCTGTTCAATAACGGATCGTTCTTTCCCGACTCCAATCTGGCGCCACAGACGGGCGCGCCGGTCGCGGGAGCGACCGTCTCCATGTCGGGGCCCAGCCTGTTCCTCACCCCGGCGGGCACGCTCGCCACGTTGACGGTAAGGCTGCCGCCCAGCCCATCAGCGGGCGAACAGGCGTCCATCGTGTCCACGGCGGCGGTGACCGCGCTGACGCTGCAGACGGCCACGGGCGGTGCCGTGGCGGGCGCGCCGACGGCGTTGGTGGCCAACACCAAGGTCACCATGCAGTACGTCGGCACCGCGTGGGTGTGGGTGAAGTAGGTGCCGCTCAAAGGCACGCCCGAGGACAAGAAGAAGCAGGCGTTTCATGAATTCGCGCATGGGCGTCTGCACTCCGGTAAGGGCGGACCCGTCGTGAAGGACAAGAAGCAGGCGATAGCCATCGCTCTTAGCGCGGCCCGGCGAGGTGGGAGTAAACGAAAATCGTAGCGTTCGCGGTAAAGGATTTCGGCGGCGAGATACCTCGGCGGGAGCCCCGGCTCCTACCCGACAACATGGCCACGCGCGCGACCAACACCGACCTGGCGCATGGTCCGTTGGACGGGCTCCCCCAACCCGAGCCGATCATCAACCTGGCCGGGATGGCGCCCTGGCCGGTACGCAAAGCCTATCGGATACCCGGTCCCGAGTCGGGCGATCCGGATGTGTGGCTACCCCTGCCGAGCGAATTCTCCTCGGTGTGCGTGTCGCCTTTGGCCAATGACACACTGCACCGGATCTTCTGGACCAACCCGCCCGGTTCGCCGGACGCGGGCGCGTGGTGGAATACTTACGACCGTATTAAAGCCGGTAACTCGGGAACCGACGCGCATTGGAGCATGGGGTTCCTACCGCCCGACTCGTCAGCCGGGGCCGCGCCCGTGGTCACGGTATCGGGTGGGACCCTTCCGGCGATGACCGGGTATGGAGCGACCATCGTCGACGCGGGCACCGGATACATACCGGGGCAGCAACTGTCTGTTTTTGGCGGGACGCTCGCCGAGGGCGGTCAGCCGATGGTCGTCAGCATCGCGCATACGTTCGCGATCAGCGCCCGCAGTCATTTCGGCACGGCGGGGACGGGAGGCACCGACGGGCCGGTGACGCTTACCGGCACGACGGGGGTCGGCGTGCTGACCCAGGTGCGGGGCATCATATCCAGCGGGACACTGTACTCGGTGGATGGCATAGCCGATCCCGGCGCCTACACGACGAACCCCACCAACGTCGATATCGAGCCGGTGGCGGGAGGCGGACTCACGGGCGCCGCCATCACCTTGACCATGGGCGTACGGGACGTAGCGATGGTCAACGCGGGGTCTTATACCGTGTTGCCGCCGAACCCCGTGCAAACCCGGGTCGTCGGTGGTGGGCCGGGGCAACTCTGTTTGCTCGACGTGACGTGGCAGAGTACCGGCGCGCCGCCCCTGGAGGAACGGTCCTACTGCTACACGTTCATAGACCAGTACGGCACCGAGAGTTCTCCGTCCGCGCCGTCCCTGGTCGTCGCTGGTCCGAGTAACGGCGTGTGGCATGTCACCAACCTGCCCAGGACCGCGCCCGTCGCGCCGACGGGCAGATACTACCCGCCGCCCGTGAAGACACGCCTGTATCGCACGCTGGTCGCCGCCACGGCGGGGGCGCAGTTCTACTTCGTGGTGGACCTGCCCTTCGGCACGACCAGCTACGACGACCGCATCCCCAATACGACGGTCGTGAACAACAACATCCTGCAGAGCGTGAGTTTCGCTCCCCCCGTCGACGGATTGGACGGGTTGTTGTCCATGGCCGGTGGGATGATGGTGGCGTTCACCGAGAACACCGTGCATTTCTGCGAGCCCAACCGGCCCAACGCGTGGCCCGCCGGTTACGATCAGAGCCTGCTTTACCAGATCGTCGCCATGGGCGTGTGGCAGCAGCAACTCATCGTGCTCACGTCCGGGTTCCCCAGCGCCGGGGTGGGTAACCGCCCCGACCAGTTCACCTTCGCGCAGATCCAGACCGCCGAGCCGTGCATCTCGCGTGGTTCGCTGGTCACCGATCTGGCGGGGATTTACTACTCCTCGCCCAACGGTCTGGTGGCGATCAATTACTACGGCGCGCAGAACCAGACCCTGAGCAACCTCACCCGTGAGATCTGGCTGAAACGATTCCATGGCGACAGCCTCGTCGCCGCCCGGCACCGCGCGCAATACCTCGCGGTCAACGGCACTGGCATGGGTTTCGTCATCGACTACACGGAACAGCGTCTGGGTATCTGCTCGCTGAGCCCCTTCGTCGGCATCGTGAGCGTGTGGAACGACGTCTACACGGGCGACACCTACATGGTGGGCGACCAGACGGTCTACCGCTGGGACAGCATGGAGACGCCGGTCCTGACATACCGGTGGCGGTCGCGGGAATTCTACTTCCCCGCTCCCGTATCACTGGGCGCGTGCCAGATATCGCTCGATCCCGACGTGAGCCTCCCCAAGCCCAAGGACGCGATCCCGCCGCCCACCGACGGCATGAGCACCCTGAACCTGCCTAACGGCGTGAACGCCATCTTCCGGATATTCGCGGGGCCGTCTCAGCAACTGGTTCACGAGGAGTGGCTGCAGCAACCCAGGTGTATCTTCCGCCTGCCGTCCGGTCGTAAAGCGTTCAACTGGCAATTCGAGATCATCGCGCGCGTGGCCGTTCACAGTGTCGAACTCGCATCGACGATGAGGGAGTTGAAAGGTGTCTAAGAACCCCAACATCCCGGCCATCTCGTCACCCCAGGCCGACGTCAACGCGCTCGTGTCGGTCGTCATGCAGCTGCGTCAGGGCGTCGAGTCGCTGGCCGGGTTCCGTGGCGGGACACTCGACCGGGCGGTCACGTTGCGGGATTTGGTCGATCTGGGTTTGGTCAGCGCGGCTGATATCCAGGCCAAACTCAGATGAGCCACCGCGAAGTCCGCGTGAACCACCCCGGCGACGGCGACTGGATCATGCTGCGCGTGGGCGGCGTGTTCAACGAGAAGACCGATCACACCGTGGCGTTGCATCGTGACGGCAAGATCGCCGGGGGCGTGGTGTTCACGGGTTACCTGGGCGCGTCGATCACGGTGCACATGGCCGGATCGGAGGATAACTGGGCGACACGGGACTTCCTGTGGATGGTGTTCCATTACGCGTTCGTCCAACTGGGTTGCCGGAAAGTCATCGGTCTCGTCAGTTCAGCCAACGCGAGGGCCATGGCGGTGAATGTACGTCTGGGGTTCGTCCCCGCCGCGCGCATCACCGACACCTATTCGGACGGTTCCGACCTGATCGTGCTGACCATGGAGCGATCCCAGTGCAAATGGTTGGCCCTGACACCGAAACACTATCGCAGTAACACACCGGAGCATGTGTAATGGCCAAGGGTAGCGCGCCGCAGGCTCCGGATTATTCGCCGATAGCGCAGTCGTCCTCTGAAGCGGCGAGGATACAAGGAGAGGTCTCCAGGGAACAACTGGACTGGGCCAAGCAACAATACGCCGATCAGGCGCCGCAGACCAAGGCGTTCATGGATAAGATGCTTTTGGCGTCCGATCAGTCCAGGGCCGCGCAGGACGAACAGCTGGCCAACGCGCGCAAGGCGCAAGGTTTCTACGAAAGCACTTATCAGCCCATCGAGGCCCGGCTGGCGTCCGAAGCGCAAGCTTACGCTTCGCCCCAACGCGCGGCGCAGCAATCGGCGATGGCGCAAGGCGACGTGTCGGCGGCGTTCTCGGGCCAGCGCAACGCCGCGCTACAGACCCTGGAGGGGTACAACATAGACCCCAGCCAAACCCGCTACGGCGCGTTGGACCTGGGCGCGCGCATCTCCCAGGCGGCGGCGCAGGCCAGCGCGGGCACCCAGTCCAGGCTGCAGACCGAAGCGGTGGGGCGCGGGCTGGAGACGGCGGCGGTCAACGTGGGCAGAGGCTACCCTGGTCAGGTCACCACCGAATATGGCGGGTCCGTGGGGGCTGGCACCGGAGCCGCCGGGCAAGGCGGGGCGGGCATCAACGCCGGGATCAACACATCGAACGTCTATGGCTCCATGATGGGCAACCCGACGCAGTGGGCGAGCGCCGCCAACGCCTCGCAGGCCACGGGTATCAGCGCGACGAACGCGGGCTATCAAAACCAGATGGCCGGGTTCAACGCCAACGCGGCCATCGCGCAGAACACCTCCTCGGGTATCGGCAGCATGGTCGGCGCGGCGGCTGGCATCGGCGTGATGGCCATCGCGGTATGACCGACCAGGACAAGCTCACCACCGCTTCCGAGATCGCG